TCAGTGAGTTTTTGACCAGTTGTTTCCGACATAACTACACTTCTTTTTTATAATCAATATGTCTGATAACTCTTGATCCATCTCGTTTGTCTCCTGCATAAAAGATAAAGCCTAATTTTTCTAGTTCGTTTGGCCTAGAAGTTATTGAACTAGAGGGCATCTCAGGAAAGCGTTTAGTCATCTCTCTAATAGTTACTCCCCTTGCTCCTGCTTCTTCAATTAAATTTAAAACAAAAGCTCTCCTTTTAGACAAAGGAGTAGTACGAGCTGCTTCCTTACTTGTTTCAGGATCATCTTTTCTGTGTAATTTATGTGGACTTATATCATCAAAAATGCTTTGTTGTTTCATGTCAGTGTGTTTCACTCCAGTTAATCCCCACATTGTATTCTCCTGTTAATGGACATTTAAGTTGTAATGTTTTACCAGCCTCTTCAATAGCCTGGACACCTAACTGGCCTACTTGTTCTGCCAGATCCTCTCTTACTTCAAGCTGCCACTCATCATGTATGTTGCCGACAAAGTGAGCATCAAGTCCTTTTTCTTTTATAATCCTGTTGAACAACACCAAAGCTTCCTTCATTACAATTGAACCAGCCGATTGCAACAAAGAATTTAAAGCAGCATGTTCACTACGAATAGTAACCTTTCTACCATCTAATCCTTTGATGTAACCTTTTCGAGCTGCTCCTTGTACTCGATTTCTAAGATCCTCAAATGATGGGATATTACTAGCAATAGATTGTCTAATTCTTTTACCATCTCTTGCACTTCCTCCGACCACTTGACCAAGTTTAAGATCTCCTGCTCCGTAGATGATGGCATAGATACAATGTTTCGCCTGATTTCTTGATTCAAGTTTTGCAACTTTTTGATTAGAGGTGTGTATGTCTCCATCGAGAATTTCATTTGTAAAGTCCTCACTGTCTATGTAGTGTGCCAACATGCGTAGCTCTAGCCCACTCGCATCAATGCCCACAAGTTTATATCCATCAGGTACAATCCAACAAGCCCTGCATTCAGAACCATAGGTTGACTTCGTGCTAGGTACTTGAGCTAGGTTAGGATCTCTGTGTGTCATCCGTCCAGTAATTGTACCATTCGGATTAACAAAGCCGTGTACTCGATTGTCTTCTTTGAGATTTTTAAACCAGGAATTAATCTGAGCTATACGCTTCTGCAACATCAGATACTCAGCAATCATTTGGGCCTGTGGAATATCCTTAATCTTATTTAATATTCCTTCATCCACAATAGGTTGTCCAGTAGGTGTGAACTTCTCAGGAACCCATCCGTATTCTTGTAGGTATTCTCCTATTTGTTTACGGCTACCTAGATTAAATTCCTTTTCATTGGTACGTACAATAACTTTAGTTCCTTCTTGAAACTGTTGATACTCTTCATCAGTTAAACGTACTTTCTTTTCGGGACTAACACACCCCATTTTTGAGATGGAACCTGTCTTAGTTTTGAAAGGATATATGTTTATCACTTCTATCTTGGATTTAAAATCTTCTTGAACATCTGCTTCTACTTGAGATAGACGTTCTTGTAATTTAGCCAATAACTTTGAAGCAGCTTCAACATCAAACAAGAAACCACGCTCACGTTGTTCGTGCAGGATGTGGGCTACTTCTGTTTCCAAAGCAACCGACTTCTTACTGAATCCTTTTGCTTCTTTCCGTAACGCATGAAAGACTTTAGCATTCAATAGAACATCTCGTTCACAATAGTCTAGCATCTCTGTACTAAAACTATCAAAGTCTTCAAAGTCTCCTAACTGACCGATAGCTTCATATATTGTTGGCTGGTCTCCTTCACGATTAAATATTGTGTTAGATAGTCCGGGGTTAGCTTCTAATATTTCTCTAGCATTACCCCCAGTCAAACTAGCGTTAGACCATTCTATAAAAGCTTCTTTCTGATTATCAGGAATACCCATGATGTCAGCAAGCAGCGTAGAATACACTCCTGCATTTTCTGCAGTAGCTGATTGCGCTTGTTCTTGTAGCTGAGAAGGACTGCTCAAAGAGTCCCAGTTAGCTGCAAAGTCAAAGTTACCTGACGCTCTGTTGTATTCCGTTACTGCACCAGAAAACAAGTCACTAGAAAGAATGTTTTCAACAATGGCAGAACCATTTGAAGGAAACAACGTATCAAAAAACTCATTAACCTGTGCTTGTAACTGAGGGTTATCTGGGTACGGTTGGTACAGATCACCTCTGTTTATAATTTTATCACCGTTTGCAACGGCGTCATACAACTGCTGATGTAACTGCTCAATAAAGTTATAGAACTGTTGACGGTACTCTGCTTCTTCTCCGTACTGTCGTTCGTCCTGAGATAACCCTTGATAGTAAGAAGCGGTTGCAAAACTAGGAATACCGGGACCTCTTGCAACGTCACCTTCTTCTCTATCGTCAGTATATCTACTCATTTAGACACTCCTGTGCGCTTCTCATAGGTCCGCATAGCGCCCAACCCAAGCATCCCCATCAACACGGGCATCATAGTAGCCGTGTCAATCAGAGGCACTACTACTTCAATCTTCAGCAACGCAAGTACAAAGTTGGTAAATGGTATTACCATGAAGTTCCCCATCATGCCAAAGACACAACACCATCCCACCGCTGGACGCCATCCAGAGACAAATAGGGACTTATGCTGAGCTTCAGCCTTGTTGACCTCTAGCTGTCCCTTAGCAAGCTCCTGAGCGTGTCTTTCGGACATCGTGGCAATCTCATGGGCCAAGGCGTTCTTTTGATCCTTGTCCTCTATGAACTTATCAAGAAGTCCTGTGACTGGTCCTATCAGCTTATCTATCACTTGTCTCTATTCCAGAGTTCAAACAGCGTCTTTATCTTCTCTTCCACTACGTCCATACGGGACATCAGCTTACCTATTGACAACACTAGTACAATGAAGCCAAGAAAGATGGGCCATATTGCAGAGATTAACTCTATGTATTCCATTACTTGTTCACAAGCTGATTATTCCAAACGTCAAACAGAGTCTCTAGTTTTTCATTGTGAGTCTCGTTGATGCCTGAGACTTTGTTAATGTCAATCTGAAGCTCGTTCATACGTTCCTGCAAACGCTGTAGCTCTTTCTGTCGGTCTTCTAAAGCCATGATCTTAGCGTTCTGTATCAGATCATCTGGCAAGGCTCCACGTAAACCAAGTGGCCATTCACGGACAAACGCAGCGTTTTCCTTGATCGTCATGTCCTGTATGGACTGCCCGTGTTCTAACGTGGTGATACGTGAGTTTAAATCAGCGTACCCTGCTGTAACAACAGCTACACCCAAGACAATACTTACGAGATTCCTAAGCGGTATCGTGAGGTCCGTGTTGTCACTTAGTTCTACCATAAGATACTAACCATAGCAGCAGAGGCTGTAGTCAACACAGTGCCAACTACTAGCCACGCAAGTTTTTCCCAGCGAGCAGCATGAGAGTCCGTGACTTTGCGTAGCTCACGGAGTTCCACTACTGCTTCAGCCCAACGCTCACCACACTCCTTCTCGTGTTGTGCGATGCGTTCAAGGGCGTCCAGAGCTAAGTTGCGCTCTTCCTCGGTCACTTCTTGGCGTTCCCGATGTTTAGCGCAAGCGCGTCAATGACCGGCTTGAGATACTTAGCGATGAACTCGTCATCCTTAGTCGTAGGCGTGACTGCTGCAATCGCAGAGGCCAGCGTAACGACAGCGGTGAAAATGTTGATGATTGTCCAGAGGTCGATCATTACCAAGGCACTCCGTTAGCCTGCGTTGGGTTCTTGTCGCTTTCAATCTTGGCTGCAAGCGATGCCTCGATAGCGTCTTGATCAACACCATTTGCCCAGCACCATCCCAGTACCTGAGACTCCGTGAGATCGTCATAAGGCGTGAAGTCTGGACTTGATGCGTCATAGGTGAAGCCGCAGGTGCCGTAGCTTGTTGCGCTATACGTTACAGCCTCTTCGCCTTCGCCTACGGTTTCAGAATCGGTTGCTCTCCAGTGCGCCACGAAAACGCCCCCGTCAGATAGCTCGCGTTCAAGCGTACTTATTTGCCATTGTGTCGCCATTAGTTAGCTCCTTGTGATGCGACATGAGCCGCGTATGCGTCTTTACAGGATTGTGTAAAAACAGTGGTGCAAATCGCTGATACGTCAGAGTCTTCTGATGATAGATCGGCATCTGGCATGACTACGTGACGATGGAAAGACCGTGAGATCTCTTCGCCATCTCGACTAATTACTGTTGCGGTTCTTACTTGTACACAAGACCAAGAACCTTGATTAACGACTTCAATCTTGTCGTTCATTGTTGCTTCTGATAAAGCCATATTTTTTCTCCTTTTGTTGGACTGTCCGTCTCAAGATCCACTTGAGATAATTAAGCTGCAATGTAACAAGCACTCACCATGAAGTATTTCGTTCCATTAACATATGTAGCCCCAGAAAGCGTACCGGTTCTAATAAATGCAATGTACGTATTATTTAATGGCAAGTAACCATCAACGGGTGTAGTAGAAAAAGCGTTATAATGAGCAAGGCTTGCAACCGGATATAACTGTGTTGAGCCTGCAGTAGTGAACGGGAGTCCAGTTAATTGTGCATCGCCTGATGCGGAGCTAAATGTTGCTGCTCCGGTGTAGTAGCTTATAAACACAAGGCTTCCAATTTTGCGGTAGTATCCGTTGGTGTTAGCACTTGAAACACTTGCTCCCGAAAAGCCCGGAGTAAAAGTACCTTCCTCATAATCGTCCAGATAGTTGGCTGCGCCTGTGCCGCCAAGGTAAGCACCGCCTGACAGGTAGAGGTCTTTGAAGCGTCTTAGAGTTACTCCGCTGCTATATCCCAAATCAATTGCGTCATCTCTGGCAGCGTTGCTGCTTGTGTCATGCGGGAGGACAGCATCAACACTTGCGGCAAACAGAATGCCAGTGTCGCCAGTACCGATAAAAGAGTTTGAGGATAAAGTACCAATACTCCCGACTGTGGTGCCGTCTTTGCGGAACTCAGCAATCGTCCCATCATTTGTTTTCTTATTCAGAATAAGTAAAGCATCGCCTGCAACAGAACTTCTTGCTATAGAAATAGATCCGACGCCTCTTGCCTGAATACCATCTGTGGTTGCGTCGTCAGCACTTTTGCCAATGAGTAAGTTGCCTGAGGAATTGATCATCATTGCTTGGCTTCTATTGGCCCAGAAGCGCATAGCGTCATCAGAGTTTTGATACGTGATTCGGCCTTCGGCTGGATAATCTGTGTCCCCAAAAACTATCGAACCGAAATCGCCAGCATCTTTACCTGAGATGATAGAGATGTCGGTATCGTCTGTAGCTGATAGTTGCAGCAAGTAAGCAGGACTCTGCGTACCAATCCCGACGTTGCCAGAGGCGTCGATACGCATACGTTCTGTGGAACCATCTGCATCAATAAATGCTAAACCATCGCTACCATTTAACGTCCCAAGATAGAAACGACCAGTACCGTTTTCATAAAATGCTTGATATGCAACACCAGAGGTTGCGTTAAGGTTTAGTAAATTACCTGTTCCTTGAATAACAAACTTTCCATACCCTGCTGGGGCATTGTTTCCAATTCCGACGTTGCCGCCGGAGTCGATGCGCATACGCTCTGTTGAGCTAGTACCAAACGCCAACGTGCCTGTTGTTGGGGTTAGTGTTGTAACTGCCGAATCCGCTTTGATAAGAAGATCAGCGTCCGCACCGTTAGTAAACGACGCAATAGTTCCAGCAGAGCCTAAGACGGTAAGAGGATTAGAAGGACTGCCGCCGATGCCGACGTTGCCAGAGGAATCGATACGCATGGCTTCATTCAAAGCAGAGCCACTGTGCGTAGAAAAAGTTATAGCACCTGTTCTGCTGGAATGGCTTGTATTTATAAAATTCATTTGCGACACAACCAAGCCATTGCTGTTGTATCCGCCAATGTTTGAAAAGTTACCATCCGTGGCTGAGGTATTGCACAGATTTATTGCACCGCCACTATTAGTAGCAAGGTTTGTCGAGGTGCTAGATGC